TTTTAATTTATTTTTTTTTTCTTTTAAGATGTTGTTCTTTTTTGTTTTTCTGTATTTTTTTAATTTTATATTTATTAATTTCTTGGTTTTAACCATTCCTTATTATATAATTTTATAATTTTATATTATTATATTATTATATTCTAATCCTGATTTATTAATTTGACATTCAAGACATTGATATCCGCACCGCATTCATATGTAATTCCCAAATATATCTTCCAAATACATTTTCAGAACCAGAACCACAATAATGTATTTTTTTATTTTCTGGCAATATATCTTTCTTATAAGCATCGATAAAAAAATATTATTATTAAATGCCAAACATATTATATCTAATTTTTTATTGGTTTATGTCTTATACTTTCAGTTGTTTTAATTTCACGAGCATCTAATATAAATTTTCCGATCTCTTCGGTATTAATATTTGGTTTGTCCTCAAAATATTTATCTAAACACTGTAATATATGTTTTTTATTTAATGCGGTTTTAACACGGTTTTGTGTATACATGATTTTCCCTCCTGTAATATCAAAACAATCAATCTCATTGTTCTTCATTATATTAAGTAGTGTTTCTGATAATTTTGTTTTTACTTTTTTCAGTTCTTTCATTTCTGATTGTAATTTTTTTATTTCTTTTTCAACTGTTAACCATTCTTTTACATTTTTAACTAATTGATCCTTTGTAGAACTCATGATTACAAATATTTGTTATTATATAATAAACAACAATATTTATATTATTTAATTTAGTATTCTATTATTCGGTTGTTGTTATCATAAGATATTTTTTATTATTATTAACCCAATGTTTTTGACAGTAAATTCCATCTTTATTTGGCATTTCATATGCGTGTTTATTGCACAAAGACCCTTTTGTTTTCCCTGATTTAAAAGAATACCGACATTTATACAGAGTAATACAATATTTAGAAGGATAATTCACATTTATTATTTTTTTTACATCATCATTTATAGGAATATACGGTATTAAATTATTTATGATTGTTCTACAATAAGGACATTTTATTTGATGTGATGATAGTTTCACTATTTCTAAATCGTTGCAATAAGTATTTTTTTTTTGTAAACAGATTTCTTTATATAAAGATAAATAATTAAATGAATGATTGCACGGAAGAGTAATATAATTATAAGTTAATTTTTCTTTTGTAATTAGACATATATTATTATTCTCTATTTCATAAATAGTATCATTATTTAATTCTTTATAAAAATCTATGTTCCCTTCAATTATATAGTTATTCATTATAAAATAAAATATATTATCTTTATATAATAATATATTTAAAATATGAAAATAGAAAAATGGGGAAATGCTATATGGTTCCTTTTTCATACATTAGCATATAAATTAAAAGATGAATATCAAAGTGAATTACCTATTTTATATGGATTTATTTCAGAAATATGTCATAATCTTCCATGTCCTGATTGTAAAAATCATGCCACTGCTTATTTAAAAAGAATAAATAAAGCATATATAATTAGTTCAAAAGAAAATCTAATAGACTTCTTAATGAAATTTCATAATGACACGAATATACGATTAAAAAAACAAATTTTTTCTAAAGAAAAAATGATTGAATTATATTCAAAGGCAAATGTTTATAAAATAATAATGAATTTTATAAATATCATGAATGAAGAAACACGAAATTTTAAAATGATGTTAACAAATGTAGAAAGAAAACAATGTGTAAGTAAATTCAAAACTTATATCTTTAAAAACAATTATAAATACTGTTAATTTTATTTATACTATATTACTACTAATTAATTGTCCGCCCTTAAAAACACTACATTTAAATGTTTGTTTTGATGGTTTAGAGCATAAAACGCGATTTGATGCTAATTCATCAAAATAAAGTAATGAATCATATCCAGAAATATGAAATATTGAATACCATACTGCACCTAAAAACAATCCAACTAATCCACCAATAACAGTTCCTGGTCCTGTCGTACAATTTTTATTAACTTTTGTTATACCATCAATTACAAATAATGATAATAATGCCGCAATAACTACATAGTTAAGTTGCGCGTTATATATCATAGGTAACACTAAATAAGCAATGGTAAAGGCAATAAACAAACTTGTTGGAGCAGGACTGTTAAACTCATTATTACTAAGATTGAATACATTACAAGTATATGATTCTGTATTCATTGTTCTTTTGCTTCCAATCACAGTCATAAGAAATGTATTCAGAATAACAGATATTAGAACACCTGCTAAATAGATTAAACCCTTTATATTCTGGTTAAATAATGACGACATTACCAAAAAAAAACTTAAAAGTAACGGAGACATTGCTGAAAATAAATTAAACAAATTTGTAAAAGAATTATTTAATGCCATTGATATATAATAATATATTATTTTATTTTATTATTTATGATACCATCTTTATATGATTTTACAAGGAATTTATAAAATCATATAAAGATTATACACTATGAGTATTATTAACATTAAATTAGTTTTATAAATAAATATGGGCATTCCTAGTTATTTCACACATATTGTAAAAAAATACCGCAATATTTTTAAAAATTTTTCAAAAAACACAACAGATGTCGATAATTTATATTTAGATTGTAATTCTATTATCTATGATTCGGTTAATGAGTTACAAAAAGGAACTACAAATTTTAAGTCAACTATAGAAAATGATAAACTGATTATTACAAAAGTATGTGATAAATTAGTTTATTATATTAATATGATCGAACCATCCAAAAATGTTTATATTGCTTTTGATGGTGTCGCACCAATAGCAAAACTGAATCAACAAAGAAAACGGCGATATATGTCATGGTATAATAATAAATTAATAGCGACTATGAAAAATAAAGTTATTAATGATGATGCCGATGATGATAATAATAATTATATTTGGAATACCAGCGCGATTACACCTGGCACAATGTTTATGAAAAAATTAGGGTTAGCGATTAAAGATGTTTTTGGTGACAATAAAAATTTTACATCAATAGAAAATAATTTTATAAATAATCTTAATATCATTGTATCTGCCACGGATGAACCTGGCGAGGGTGAGCACAAAATTTATGATTATATACGATCAAATAAAGATTACCATTCTACGACAACTACTGTTATTTATGGATTAGATGCCGACCTTATTATGTTAACTATGAATCATTTACATATATCAGATAAAATGTTTTTATTTCGCGAAACACCCGATTTTATTAAAACAATTGATAATACGCTGAATCCAGATGAATTATATTTAATGGATATTCCTACATTTGCTAATAGTATTATTCAAGAATTAACAAATACAGATACAGATACAAATACAAATAGTATCATTACCTTATCTACTGAAACAAAAAAAAATAAAATAACAGATTATATCTTGATTTGTTTTTTATTAGGGAATGATTTTATGCCTCATTTTCCAGCAATTAATATTAGAAATAACGGAATTGAAAAACTCATTGCTAACTATAAAAATGTGATTAGTAATGTAAAAGATTCATTAACTATAAATAATGAAAATAACGGACAACAAATTGTATGGAAAAATCTTAGAAATTTCATTAATCGTTTGAGTATTAATGAATTAGACTATATTAAAAATGAATATAAATGCCGCGATAAACAAGAAAAAAATTTATCTTATACCAATAAACTAAATCCAAATAAAAAGGAAGAAGATAAGTTGTTACTTATTCCTATGAAAGACCGTTCTATTGAAAAATATATTAATCCATTTGAGTCAGGTTGGACGAGTCGTTATTATAGCACATTATTTGATATTCGAATTAATGATGACCGTTGTAAAGAAATATGTATTAATTATTTAGAAGGATTAGAATGGACTATAAGATATTATTCATCTGGATGTATTGATTGGAGGTGGGCATATAATTATGATTACCCACCATTATTAACTGATTTAATTAAATATGTACCTTATTTTGATACTATTTTGCTTGACCATAAAGAAAAAAACCCTGTATCTGAACTAGTTCAATTAAGTTATGTATTGCCACAAAGTAGTCATAATTTGCTTCCATCATCAATAGTCCCATTATTGAAAAAAGAATGGTTTAATAATAATTGTGAATTTAAGTGGTCATTTTGTAAATATTTTTGGGAATCACACGTATGTTTGCCAGACATTCCAATCCATGAATTAGAAGAAATAATTCAAAAATAAAAATGTATTACATAACAATTAAGCAAAATAAATTATTTTTATTTTTATTTTTATTTTTATTTTTATTTCAAATACTTTTATAATTTGAGATTAAAATGGATCGAAGCCACTTGTCAAATAATAATAAAAAAAAGAGAGTTAATCTCTTTCTTTATTATTTTTATTATTTTTATTATTTTTTAAAAAGTTTATTTATTTAAATTTAATAAATGTTTTCATATGTATTTCACTGCTGTATTTGAACTAAATTTAAGTTACCAATTTCTATATTAGATATAACACATTGAAGTTCGTGTGCCGATTCATATATCTGGTGATTCACAAACAAATGGTGATCTCTCAATGCGTCAATTGTTTTGATTTTTACCTGTGCCATAAAGAGGTGATGTCTGCGAAGTGCGAATTTCCCATCATCTCGTAATAACCGTTGAAATATAAAATTCCAATCGTCTAATTTCTTGATTTGATTATCATTCATATTCATTAGAGAAATATATGAGACGATATCATTCACCACATTAGTTACTATGTCCATTGTTCGTCTCTTGTCATGTGTTGTTATAGTATTCATTAAAATACTTTTCAATTTTTGGTGTCAATAATTACTTTTATCAATAACACAATTCTTTGCTAGTTTCCGAATCACTTTATTCATATGTTCTTTATCTCCGCTCATGGTTTGTCCTACAATCTTTAAATATTTATCATTGTAGGGTGAATCATAATCTTTAAATGTGGGATGTTTATTGGTCCATTCATTCAGCAGTTTAAAATTCTTCTTTTCAATCGTCCTAATGGCATTTTTTAGTTTACTGTGTTCGGCATCCTCTTTTTCCCAGACATCATTATCTTTAATGTACATGATTTCTCTTTTCAGATCACTACAATGAAAGGGGCGGGAACAAATGTCAAGAATATTCATATTGCCGAATATGTTATTAAACATACAATCAGTATATCCTAATTTCTCCATATTTTCTAAATCCGTTAAATTCAATTCGATTAAATTAATGAAATCAGATAAATTCATAGCATCTTTACATTGCTCGTTCAGAAAAACTTGAAGATTAAAAATTTTATTATTTGAATTATTCATATTATTATTATTTGAATTACTTATATGAGTTGTATTATTTACATTTTTAGACGTTTCAATCATTTGTTTTTGTAGTTCTGAATTACTTTTAATTAATTCTATCATAAGCGTTGTTAACCTATTAATTTCATTTTCTTTTTCTTCAGTTTTATCTGAATCATCTTCGTTATAATAATTAAAATATTCATTATTTACGTTTGCTTCATATAATTTTTCTTCTTTATTTATTTTTAATCCACATTTCTTACTGTGTTTCCATAATCCACTATTTGTAAAATATTTTTTACCACATTTACAAGTAAAATATTTTGCGGAAAATATCGTTTCCATTTTTTTTCCAGATTTCCAAATATGTTTATCAGTTGATAAATGTCTATCCCAATCATTTTTCTTACTACATATTACATTACAACAATCACACGTATATTTTTGTGCGGAATTCTGAGCGGAATTCATTTCCATTCTCCCTTAATATATGGAAACATTATTTTCCGCTTAAATACTTTTAATTATTATTTTATAATTTTATAAAAAAGTTATCATCACAATTATTTTATTGAAAAACTAAAACCATACCATTATGGTCTCAATCACTTTTTTCACTTTTTTTAGGTTTATTCTATTCTACAAAATTGAAAAATGGACATTTATAAATGTCCAAAATCGATTTTATAGAATAGTTTGGAAGAGAATTCATGACAGTTTCTTTAAGTAGGTAAATTATATATATATATATTAATGATTTTTATCAATAACAGAATTCTTTGCTAGTTTCCGAATCACTTTATTCATATGTTCTTTATCTCCGCTCATGGTTTGTCCTACAATCTTTAAATATTTATCATTGTAGGGCGAATCATAATCTTTGAATGTTGGATGTTTATTCGTCCATTCATTCAGTAGTTTAAAATTCTTCTTTTCAATCGTCCTAATGGCATTTTTTAGTTTACTGTGTTCAGCATCCTCCTTTTCCCATACGTCATTATCTTTAATGTACATGATTTCTCTTTTTAGATCACTACAATGAAAGGGGCGGGAACAAATGTCGATAATATTCATATTACCGAATATGTTATTAAACATACAGTCAGTATATCCTAATTTCTCCATATTTTCTAAATCCGTTAAATTCAATTCGATCGAACTAATAAAATCTGTTAAATTCATGGCATCTTTACATTGCTCGTTCAAAAAAACTTGAAGATTGAAGGTTTTATTGTTCGAATTATTCATATTATTAGAATTATTCATATTATTAGAATTATTCATATTATTAGAATTATTCATATTATTAGAATTATTATTATTTTTACAAAAATCAAATATTTTTTCTTGAAAAGAACTATTATTTTTTATCATATCTAATACAACGTGCCTAAAATCGGCATTTTCCTTGATAAGTGTTTCAATAATAGTATCAGATTCTTTTAATGGATTTAAATTCATATTATTGTTTGTACTATGAATGACATTACCATAACATTTTATTTTATGTCTCCATAATCCTGAATAATATTTATATTTTTTCCCACAGTCACATATATTTTGTTCTTTTTTTGGCATTTTTTGGCATTTTTTTATATCATTTATATCATTTTCAGTATTTTTTATATGCTTTGGCGTATTTACGTGTTTATTATAATTACTTTCTTTACTACATATAAAGGCACAATAATCACACTTATAAATATCAACCTTTTTAGGCATTTTTTATAATATCTTTTATATCTTATAAAGATATAATAAAAAATGCCTAAATAATTTTAGTTATTATTTTATAATTTCAATAAAAAATTATGATAACAACTTTTTTATTGAAAAACTAAAAAACAGACCATTATGCTCTCAATCACTTTTTTCACTTTTTTTAGGTTTATTCTATTCTACAAAAATGAAAAATGGACATTTATAAATGTCCAAAATCGATTTTATAGAATAGTTTGGAAGAGAATTCATGACAGTTTCTTTAAGTAGG